AGGTTGAATGCCTCCCAAAACTGGGATGAAAGGTTTTTCAACAAACGAGGATTTTGCGGTCTTTCGATTCATGCTTACACTCTTACCACTCCACGAGCTTAACCAAAATTCAAGGTCGGATCCCGCACGATATTTATTCATATCTTTGAACCAGCCAGCTAATTCATCTTTGAAAACTCCGACTGCATTCTTTGACTCTTGGTGTAAATCTACCAACGCTTCCAAAGTAATATCATTGGCAATGAATTGATTTTTTATAGGCTTCTTTGTTTCCTCTTTTTGCTTTTGTTCATCAGCGCTTAACTTTGAATAGGCTTCGTATTTATCATATTGTTTGATGTACTCTTTAATTCTTTTTGAATTGATTTTTTGCAATGGATAAATAATATTGCTAATACTTGGAGTCTTACCCAAACCAGCCTTACCAACGATGGCAATCCAAACATTGCAAGTTTCGTACCATCCACGCTTAACCTCGATTTGAATTGAATTACCTACAATAACTGAAAGTAGCCATAACATTGAGCACCCCATGTAATCAATCGAGCTGTCTAAAGTCTTATTACATTCAATCATGTACTCTTGAATGTCTTGTGGAAATATATCAATAGGGAAATTCAAATCATCTGCATTGATATTAATTATTTCTTTGTCTTCAATAGCTTTCTTTTTAGTTACGATACGGCTTCCATAACCTTGGTTGTATAAATCTTTTGCGGCTTCTTTGTAATTACCATTATGATTCTTTATTGCATAGGCACTGAAAGGGCTTATTAGCTTTTCGTTTGGATATATAGTCCCAGTCGAAAACAAGTACATACAATTAGAGTTTCTATAAACATAACCGCTTTGCACCGATGTAGCTCCGTGGCGTAAAATAATATAATGGTTTGCTAATTTCTTAACTATCTTGAAGTCACTACCAATAACATCAAAGATGTCGGTTTTATCATTGTAGTCTTTCCATGGAGTGATTTCGTTTTCTGCATACTCTTTAACCTCTTTCTTTTCGGGTTGTATTGTTTCGCTATCTTCAACATAGTTATATGTCTTACAAATGTCCCACAATATTTGCCTATCACGTTCTGTGATACTCTTAATTTCAAGATAGTCAAGTTTGCTAATTTGATTATCATAAACGACAACATAACCGCCTATTCCACGGGATTCAATTACGCATTCTTTATGTCCTTTCAATTTGGCAATCTTTGAATTACCTAGTATGTTTTGACACTTATAAAGTATATGATAACCTTGGTTTTTAGTTTTGTAAATAACAAACTTTAAATCAAAGTCATCAATGTTTGATTTCAAATATTCGTGAAGCTCATTCCAAAAGTTAGTTTGTTCTGGCAAAGTTGCAAAAACTTTCAAGTCAACATCAATTACTTCAATGTTATTGTAGCCTGTTATCAATGCAATATTAGAAGTCGCTTTCATTTGCTCACCGCTTTTAAGCATGATCCCGCCTTGGTAATGATAACGCTTTGCGAATTCCTCTTTTGATAGTGGTGTTTGTTGGTTTGGTTTCCAACTGAAATTAGCTTGTTTGTTTTCGCTTAAAGTTGCAAGTGAAAGTCCACTTTCGAGCAATCTAAGACATCTGTCTAATGTAATCATAATTTATCTGTTTTTAATTTGTGCCCGAAATATTTTTTACAATATTTTTCAAATGTAATAAATTTTTTACTTGGCTTAAATAATAAGTCAACATAACCAATAGCAATCATTTGATGTTCCATAAAATTTTTGTAGACACTTTCTACAAATAAATGATTTTTAAAATTTGAATACAATAATGCCCAATAAAGGTCATGTAAACTTTTTAATACTTCGTAATCTCTTTTTGTTTCTTCGATATTAATCATAAATAAAAAAAGTCCTTATAGAAAATAGCACGGTCGCATCATGCTAAATTCTAAAGGACTATAAAAAAGTTAAATTAAAGATATGCGACATCTTGTATATTTTACAAATTTACATATTATTTTTTGACTAGAACGGCAAGTCATCGGATCCAGCCTGTAATACTCTGACATCTTCAACCTTACCGCCGTTGTACTTAATTTCGCTGGTTGGGATGGGCTGGTCTTTAGTTCCTACATTGATTTTGCCATCTGTCCAAAAAACTTTCCCATTTCCGAAATAATACTTACTAACTTTTGCATCTCTTTGCTCTTTAGATTGTTCTGCAAAGAAGGACACATTTTGACCATATTGGTTTGATTGGTCTGAAATAGAGGCTGTAAATTTAAAGCCTGTTTCGTTTTTGCTTTCGCATACTTTTACGATTTCTTTCATTTTTTCTAGGGTAATGTAACCGCTAATCATTGTACTCATGTTTATATTTGTTTTAATTGTTTATTAATTTCGTTAAATTCTCTTATTTTTTGTTGAATAATATATTCAATTTCTATGTATTGTTTTGTTGTAATGTCTTGAGTATTCATTATTGTAAAGAATATATTGTAATGTTCACTACCTTGCGACCAATTAATTATTTTTTCACTTGTTTTCATTTCTTTACTAGTTTAATTGTTTTCTTATCAATTCTAACCGCTTTCATTTTAGCGACATCGATTTCTTTTGTCTCAAATGTTTTGCCTTTGTCGCTTTTTGTTTTTCCGAGATATTCAAACCCTTTTAAATTTTTATTCATTGTTTCTATTTATTTTTAAAGTTCCATTTAAAATTTCAGTTAAGACTTCATCTGCTAAATTACGTTGTTCATCTGACATTTGACCTATTGTAAACATGATATTATCAAAGGCGCCAGTATCGTAGTTGTTCGTAGTTCGCTCATGTATCTCTTTGCGCATTTCGTAGTTGGTAATGCTGGCTATAATCTTGTGGATTCTGTTGCTGATTGCATTGCATCTGTGAAATCCTTTTTAAGATTCTTTGTTAGTTGCATGTCTAAGATAACATTCTCACAAAGTCTGCTAATTTGCGTTGCATAGGTTAATATTAGAGTGATGTCGGTATTACTTTTTAAATATTTCGGATCCATTAGTACATTATTTTTACATATTTATCAATATCAAAATAGCCATTGCCATTGTCGAAATCGTAGCCGTAAAAGTTAACCTTCGATTTTTCGTTGTATAGCTTCATCTCAATCATTCGTGAACGCATGATGTTTTTAGTAACTCCTACTAATTTAGCGAGCTTATCAATACTTATCTTGTCATAATTTGCCTTTACTATCTTTTTTTGTTCATCATTCAATTCCACTTTTTTATTCATTCTTTTTTCTTTATTGTTCTTAAATCTTACACATGCAACTAATTTTTGACAACATCTTAACTCTTTAGCAATTTCGATGTTTCTTTTATCCAGCATTGATGCAATCTTCTTACAAAGTTCCCCAGTTTCGTGCTTAATTCCAAGCGATTTTCTACGTTTGCTTATTGCACTAACACTAACTCCGTAAAGCCTCGATATTTGCTCTAATTTCATTTGAGGATTCTGTTTGATGTATTCGTTTAACTCAATCATTTGATGTGTTTTAAAGCCGTGAAATCTTGTTTAATTACTACATTACCTACACTATCTACAATGTTTTTGAATAGAGGCTCAAATTCATAGTGATGCTGGGCCAAACGTACGTTATAAATTATACTTGTATGGTCTTTAGGAACCAGGCTTATAATTTGTCCTATGTTTTGATGCGTATATCCATTCTTTTTTAGAAGATAGCTTGCAACCTTTCGAGCGTTCACAAACTTTCTGTGTCGTTTTTGACCAACTAAGTCATCTAATTTTATCTTTGAATAGTCGCAAATGGTATTCAGCAAAGTGTATTCGTATGCTGTTAGTGTTTGTATGTGTTTTTCTATTTCGTTTTTCATAATTATAGTTTTTATTTATAGTTTTAATGTGTTGTAATATTCACGAGCTCTCTCGATTTTAATCTTTAATAATTCAATGTATGCAGGATCATAATCAAATGCAAATACCTTAACTCGTTTTTCAATGGGTAAATCTTTGATTAAATCGTTATTACGTTGGATTTGTTGTGTTTGAGCTATGTAATCTTCATTATCATAATTCTTGCCATACTTCCAAGCCAACTTCTCACATTCATTTAATACCATGTGTTGAGGTGTTGGCACTAAGGCATAGATTAAACGATACTTTTCTTTGCCTGTAAGCCACATATAACATTGAGCTTGTGCAAAGTACATTTTTGACAATTCAGCATTAAAAAACGTTTTAAGATTCCACGATGTTTTAATGTCTTCAACACAATCAGTAAGTACTATGTCGGGCGTTCCTATAACATACTCGTTTTGTAACTTTGTATTGTATCGTGAACGGAAGCCACCTGGGACTACTTGGCTAACTAAATCCATTGAGTCCTGTTCACATTCGTTTCCTTTGTCCATGTAATCGTTTTTGAGTAGTTCGGAAAAACCGAACGTATCAAATAGCCACTTGTCTTCAACAAATGTCTTTGCGGTTTCTGAAAGGTTGCCAGCTTCTTTGTCTGCTTTTAATTTAGGTTCTGTCATGAGTGAACCTGTGCCACTGCATCTGAATAATATTTTAGTTTCCATTTTGTAATAATTGTTTTTTAGTTTTAAAAATTGTGTTTAATTCGTATTTATTCGCAAGGTCTTCAACTTGCATTAATGTATCTATCGTATTTGCATTTATAATGTGTTTTTCTACACGTTCTTTCTCTTTTGATGTGTGTATAGCTTCCGAGCTTAATAGCTCGCTATCGCCTGTAAATTGCACAATATCTTTGCGGTTCAAATTAGCTCCAAATAAATCCCCAAAGTGGTCGCACGCATCTTTGATGGCTATTGATTTCGCTATTGGTAGGGCCATCATTACGGCGCCTTTATTTACATTGCTCATGTCCATATTAAGATTGCCACTTCCTTTCGTAGTTTGTAACTCTTGAGCGCCTACGCCATCATGGTACATCATTTCGTTTGTCGCTGGGTTAAGGTAGTGAACTCGAACGGTTACTTCAATAGCATTGAATAATTGAGCGGTCTTAATAACTTCGATTTGATACTTTTTGAAGCATCTGCGAAGTAAATACTCTACCTTGTCAATCGGTAGGTAATTGTAGCCTTTAATGAATGGGTGTTGTTTTACCCAGGTTGCTGGCGGTGGCGTTGATAAGATAACGTTTAGTTGTTCTAATGGCACAACGTCCAAATCTAATTGTTTGAATAGGCTTGTTATCGTAGCCTTGGTTTGTTTTGCTAGTTCTTTATTCATAATTTATTTTGTTTTTAGTGGGGGAGTTACCCCCCGTTAATATTATCTTACCATTGATTCAGTTGCGGGATCGTATTCAAATCCTTCTTCATCTTGTTTTCTTGTTTCTTCGTACTCATCCATTTCATCAATGAAATCTTGTAACATAAAATTTTCAGGTTTAGGTAGCATAGCTTTCATAACTGATAAATCTGCATATAATTTATCAATCGTTAATTCATAATATTTAATAAATTCATCTTGACTAATAAATTCAAAACCTTCTTTAAATGCATCTGTTATAGTTGCCCACTTTGATATATTAGTAATTTTACCACTGTTGTACTGCTCAATTCGTGTAATGTCATTTTCTGCTTTAAGGCAATAAAATTTTGCAGAATACTTATCTACTACCTTTGTAAATGTTGGGAAATTAATCTCGATTTCCAATGTCTCTGTTTTTTGTGTTGTTGTTGTAATTTTCATACTTTTTATTTTTTAAGTGTTTAATGAATTGCAAATATATGCTTTTGTTTTGTACTACCAAATTTATTTTTTAGTTTTATATAAATAATAATTCGTTAATGTTTTCGCTAATGTCTTTACGTTGTTTATCAGTTAGCTTTTGCGGGTTAATCCTGTGTTTGTTTTGAATCAATTTATTGACTATATCCAGTAGCTTATGATTGTTACTTCGATACGTCTTTAACGTGTTGTTTTTAGGATTGATGTAAATACTTTTACGGCCTAGTTTCTTATTTTTTTCCATGTTTTTTTTATTGACAATTATCTATACAATCCGAATGAGGAAATCTATCCACAATAAAGTCGGGCGCTATTTCTTTTGATGGTTCGCTAACTATTATTCTGCTATCTTCAAAAGTCAAGTTTATCTGACCTTCAATATTATGTATAATACAATGTTGAATGAGCTCTTTTATTTCTGCGACTGATGTTACGATGGTTGTGTTTACTATTTGCATATTAATTATTTTTTACTAGTTCTATTAATTTAACCAAACACGCAAGTTCTGCTTCTTCATAGGTTTTATTTTTCTGAAGAACAAATGTTGTTGTATAATTGTTGATTGGTATATGTATGACCACATCGTTGGTTCTACCGATTGAATAACTACACCCATGTTTTTCTCTAAAAAATCTAAAGGCTTGTTGGTAGAGTGGTGCTTGTAAACAATTATTAGTGTTAAAAGACAAATTTCTATATATCTTCCATTTTAATTCTAAATCATCAACATCTAAATAATGTGCTGAACATTCTTCTTTAAAGCCTAATTCTTTTATGGCTAATGCTTGTTCGTATGGTATATATTCTTTATTCATTTTATTTTTATTAATTATTTTTTAAGTAGTTTTTTAATCTAAAAATATCAGTTTTTAAGAATGCAATTTTATCCCAATTCTTTGTTGGCTGTTGCATCTCAATTTCAAGTCTCTCTAATTGGCATACTAAATGTACTTTCTTAACTTCATTCATTGTAACCATATCCAAATGGTGTTGAGTTAATGTGTTTTGCTCGCTTGTTTGTTGTGTTAATGTAATCATAATTTTATTTTTAATTGTTTTATGAATGCAAAGATATACTAACATTCCGTACTACCAAATTATTTTGCAAATTATTTTTGTTAATTCTCTGAAAGTCGCATGAATAAAGGCTATAAATTTTTAAAAAAAAAGCCCAATGTAGAAACATTGAGCCTAAAACACTAAATTTTAATTATGAAAAAAACGAGTTTATATCGGTAGTCCGTATTGAAAATGCATCCAGTCGTAGTCTTTTAATCTACCCAATGAAGCGAAGCCATGTTTTTCAAATATATCAATCATAGCCTTATAATCTGCTCGAGCAAAACGTGCTGTTTTATGAGTTTCTTTTAGAGTATTTCTGTTAGGATCTAAATCAATAGCCGTTCCCCATGAATGTGCGCTTAACTTAGTCTTTGAACCTCTCATCAATCTGTAATTAAAGCAACCACCGAAATCATTAATTCCCAATTCATTTATTTTGCGCTCTCCGTAACTAGCTAACAATTCATTGAATACATTTTTAAACGCCTGTGCTACCTTAACATGACATCTCATACGCTTAACTGGTTGCCTATCGTAGAACATCGTATAAGGCAAATCAATCATAGTAAGATAACTACCTTCAGCATTCGCTTTGCCAAAATACTTTTCCTGTTCTAATTGACTAAATATTTTTACCTTCATGATGTTACAAATTTAGATATTAAAATTTGACTTCAAATTTAATTTTTGCGCTTGTTGACTTGTCGTTTATTTCACACCCAATTGAAGCCGTTATATTCTTTATTTGCGCCTCAATTTCAGCCTTTAAAGTTATGTCGCTGTGCTTTACCTTAATCGTATTGTTATCGAGCGTAAACTCGCTATTTTTAGGCAAATTCAAACGCATTAAATCAAACTTTGCGCTTACGATTGAATTAGGCATTTCGCTTAATTTTATCAGTAGAAATAAATCTCAAACCAATGTTAATTACATTCGTTATAAATCCTACTAAAACAGTCAATCTTAACGTCAAATTTTCATCTAATTTCAGATCCAAAAACAATGGTGGCAATAAAGCCATGACCATTGTAATTGATACCATAATATTCATTACGATTGTTTTACTTTCGTACCAATGTTTAATTTTCGGCTTCATCTGTTTCTTTTAATGGGTTAAAATTATTTTCAGTAAGAATGGCTGCACTTTCAACTCTTTCGTAAACATTACCATTGTTATCAGTTAAATTTTCACTTGTATTGATATTCGCAATAATTACGCTATCTACAATAAATCTTTGAACGTTAACTCCGATTGATGTATCTTCTTTGTAAATCGCTGTTGGCATTGGTAAATCTTCGCTAACAACTAAAGAAAAGTATTGATTTTCATTGTAGTTAATAACGTCAATTAGTTGGCCCGCTTGTAATATTAATTTAGTCATGGTTTATCCTGTTACTTCTGTTAATAAATCTTGTAATTTAGCTATTGGAGTTGTAAAATTATTACAATTATTTTCTGAAAATTCCCCGTAAAAATTTGAACCTATAATTACCAAAGATGTATCAGTTGTATAAAAATTTAAGTTGTCATATTTGCCAAAGTAAATTAATCCAACGTTTTGCTCCTCTATTTTAAAAATAGATGGGTTACCAACTAAATCAGTCATTATTCTTAAATCGAATAAATCGGTTACTACTTCATTTGTAATAATGAATTTTGAATTGTCAATCATTTTTTTATATTTGTTTTTTAGTTAAATTTTTTAATATTCGTTGCAATCGTTACAATCACCACGTCTGTTGATTCTACGTCTTGCCAAATTGAAGCTCGAATTGGTTTGCAATCCACTAAAGTAAGGAGTGCCTTTGTCGGGAGTTATACCATCTAAGAAATCAAAGCTATTATAAGATGGGTAATCGGTTAAATTATTGCGTAAAAATGTAGTCATCATTTTAGTGTAATTTTCAGCTACACTTCGCACCTCGTTTTGTAAAAATTTCAAGGCTTCTAAATCAATCGATTGACCGCTTTCGCTGTCGTTATTCATGATTGACTTATTAAATACTTTGTACTTTAAAAAAGGTAGTGCATGATATAACGCATAATTACATAACATCGCTCCTATAAAGTCATCAAGTATCTTTTTATTTGGGATCGTTAATGTATTATTCGTGATTTGAGTTTGTAATTCTTGGTAGAACGTAGCTCCTAAATAATTCTGCAAGTAAATATCTTGAGCCTGTAATATGAATGGTTGTAAATCATCAGGACTAACCGATTGATGGATTGATGTATATGATTTTAGTTTCGTTTCTGATACGAATAGTACGTTTGTAACTGCCATTATTCTGCTATTATTGTTGGTTCTATAATCGTTGTAGGTGTAATTAATAATTCAGTTTCATAACCTCTATTCAGCATCAAGTTGTTGAATACTCTTAACATACTTTTTTGAATTGGTCTAATACAAGTCCCTATAAAATGACCATACGCAACCGCTAATTCATCTGCATTCGAGCTAAAGCCAGCTCCACCATTGTAAAGTCCCAATAATAACGGGCTTGTAATTCTATGCCCTGTTAAGATTCTCGTTGTGATTCGAGTTTCTAAGGTAGTGTAATAATTATCATTTGTGCTTGTTATAGGCGTAACCTCGGGCGCATGTTCTTTGTCTTGACTAAATGCTACGAATGCTTTTCCAGCGTTTTCAGTACCACGATAAGCCATTGTTAATTCGTCATAAATTTCTTTACGTTCCTCGGGTGCTGGGATTCCATTGTTTAAGCTAATAAACAATGAAGGATTCAAACTATTTGCTAAATTCGAGATGTGAAATTTACTAACTTCAATATCTATTTGAATATCATTAATCGATCCAGCGTATGTCGGTAAAGGATAATAAATATTGCCAGGTTCATAATCAAACGCATAAAGAATTTGCGAAGGTTGTTCAAGTGATAAAGTAGGGTTGTATGTAGCATATTGTGTAGGCTTATATTTATTTGAGTTCTCCCAATTAGTAGAATAAAAATATTCTTTCGGTGCGTCATCACCTGGTTCAATCTTACCACTTCTTACCTTTGTGAAATCAAGATGGTAAATTTCGCTAATTGTCTTACCATCGTTGCTCCATATTATGTTCATTGCATAGCCACCAAAAGTAATATAATCTTGTGCGCATTTTTCAAACACATCGTTCCAACTATCAATCGGGTTCGCACGCACTAAAACGTAATTTAAAGCCTCATCCGTGGTCTTTAATCCGTTTCCTATGGTAGCGTCTATCTTTGATTGTATTGCCGTTCTATTGATGGCTGAACGTAAAAATAAGCTCGCTATAAATTGAGGATATAAATTATCCTCTCCATAGCTTATCCATTTTTTTGAACCACGTTCGGAAAACGTAGGCAAATTTATTTGAATTTGTGAAATCGAATTAAATGCAAAATTGTTCATATGTTATTAAATATCTTTTTTTGCGTTTTTTCGCAATGAAATAATTTCGTAAATATACTTCACGCTAACCAATATTGATGCAATAATTGATACAATGTAGAAAACTATCTTTAAATCCTCGGGCAAAGTTGTCAAACTTACTCCGAAAGTCGTTGCATTTAGTACGTTTACGGGCTCTTTTAATGTGTCGATAATTGTCTTCATTAGCTTACATATATTACGCTTTCGCTTTTTTCATTATCAGATATATATTCAATTTTTTGTACTTCTGTATCGCCAGCTAGAAACGCTTGACTACGATTGTAAATGTTATTTCCTATGTTAATCGTATAATCAAAATTCCCAAATGGTAAATCGTTCAAATGGTAATCGCCTATAATACCATCGTTAATGTAAATGGTAAATTCTGCAAATCTTGTACTTGATGTTTTGTTCTCTAATTTACATATATGCTCAATCCTATCAAAGCCATTGAATAAATGGATCTGATAGTCATTCATGTTTTGTGTGAAATCTCCGTAAATTATAAACTCGTTTTTCCCTTCTATTAGATTAATCATGACATAAAAAAAGGCGATGCGATTGACCGCACCGCCCTAATTTTTTAAAGGTTAATATTAGTTAGCTGATGTATTGAAATCAAATCCACCAACTGCTGCTGTTGAATTCGGTGCGATTGCTGCGATTGCAGTTCTACTTGTTGAACTCAATGCTGGCATAGGATCCGCTTCCATTGATTGGAACGTGAATGTGTATCCGTTCATGTCTCCGATTGCTTGACCGCCTTCACCTACCATAGTAGATAAAACTGCTCCTCTTGTATTAGCTAACAACCAGTATTGCCCCATGTTATCTACTGCGATAACTCTAATCTCACGATTCTTTGCTAACAATAAGAATTCGTTTCTTTTTGCAACGTCTCTTTTTGAGATGTTTACGCTTAATTCAGTTGTATAAAATACAGTTCCGTTTGCGTTTGAAATCGTTGCTGTTTCTGTTAATTTTGCAGTATCTTTTGCAAATTTGTATTGAAAGAAATCTCCACTACCACCAGCCAAAGTTACTTCACCCGCTGTAACTGTTTGGATTTCGAAATTGTCGCCCGCAAAAACGTAGATAGTATTCACACCACCTAAGGCGCTCATACAATCCAAGTTAATCGTGCTTAATATGCTACATGCCATGTTTTAAATATTTTTTAAAGTTGAAAAATAAGGGAGTTTTTAGCTCCCTTTTTTATGATTAAAGATTTGATACTACTTGTGAAACATAAACTGCAGTTCCTAATCTGAATTTAGCATTGAAATTCATGATGTCATCTGCTTCGTTGTAGTAGAATTTGAATGTATCCATTTCATCTAATAATCCAGTTCCAAAGAAAATGTATTTTTTCGGAGCTAAGATTACACGAGCTGCGTCATTGATACCAGGTGCTGCGAAAACTGTGATGTTTGTGCCAGGGAAAACAAACGAGCTTGGAGCGTTAACACCCGCTGCATTACTAACTTGTGCGAATGTACCGATAACTGAAGCACCTGTGTTAATCAATGCACCTACTAACGCTTGATAGTTAGCATATGAAGTGTACATTACTAAATCATCTTCTGTTTGTAAAGCTGGAGTTAATGAACCTACGTTTAACCAAAACTCTGCAATCGCAGTTGAAGTAGTCCATTGTGTGTAAGCACCCGCTGAATTGATTGAACCATTTGCATTAGTTGTTTGAGTTAATAAACCATCTAATGTAGCTCCATCACCTTGCCAAATTGTATTCTCTACATACTTAGCAATGTTTGCCATTTTGTTGTTTGCGATTAATTCTGCAAAAGGTACTGTCTCTTGATTTGCACCCGCACCCAATTGAGATGAAGTCCATTTGCTTCTTAAATCTTCTGGGCATAATTGCTCTTTTAACATTTTGCTTCCTACTACTAAAGGAATTTGTGAAAATACTGTTGCGTTTGAACCTACTTGGCCCGCTGCAAATCCACAAGTTGCATCTTTGATGTCAACTGTTGAATTCATAACGTTAATTGCAGAAGTTCCTGCTGTTTTTCCCGCTTCGATTGTTACGAACTCGGTTGTAAATGACTTCAATAACGCCGCACTGATTAGGTCGGTAGATAATTGGTCTGTATATGCTGGTAAAGATCCTAAGTTAAATGACATATTTTATTTTTTTAATTGGTTTTTAATTTGTTTTAATTTTTCTAATCTTGAAAATGTTGTTTCGATAACTTCGTTATCAGTTTTTTTGATTGGTGCAACTGCTGGCGCTTTTGAGAATGAGTTTACTCTTTCTTTCAATGTAGCGATTTCAGTTCCTAATTCGCTAATTGATTCATAAACTAATTGTAAAGGGTCAACTGCTGGAGCTTCGCTAGACGCTTCGATTGATACTTCAACTGGTGCTTCTACTTCGGGCATTTCTTCTTCTACTCTGATAACTTCGGTAATAACACCAAGTTCATCAGTCATGAAGATTGTGCCGTCAACTAATTTGTGCTCACCAGCTCCAACTGGGTTATTTTCAGCGTCAAAAACTGGAAATCCAACCTCTAATTTTTCGGTAGATAATTCAGTTCCATCAGCTAAAATTAATTTCTCTAAAGCTACTTCTACGCCTAGTAGTGCTCTAATTTGGTTTAATTTAATCTTGTACATATTGGTATATATTTAATTTAAAGTTTTTAACAATTTTTGTGAATAACTATTTTTTGTTACTTGGTAAAAAACCATGATTTGGTTGGTCGTATGGAGCTGTTCCCGCAAGTCCTGGCGCTTTACCTTTATTAATTACTTTCTCTTTAGCATTGATGTAATATTTACGCCAAAAATGTTTGCAGTTTGCACCGCCACTATATTTCCAAATGTCGTATATATCCGTTCCTCTTGGCCCGAAGCCTGGGTTAACGGGAGCTTGTGCTATGGCTCTGATTTCCTCGAATGTGAAAAACGTTTCTAAAGATAACATCGTTCTGCAAAAGATTCTTTCAGCGGGTGGCCCATCGTATTTGTAGACAGTCAAACCTTCTTTATATCCTTGCGTGCGGATGAAATTTTCGTCTACTTCTACCAAGTCAAATTCCTCTAATTCCTTTGCTTTGATTCCTAAAGT